GAGGTCAATATAGTACCGGGGAGTCCGGCAATAATCTACAGGTTAAACTGTACTAGCTATTCATCTGGACCAGTTAATTACCTAATAGCATATAACTAGATTTAATACAAAACCCCCCGTAAGGGACAAGGAGATGAGATGGAACAGAAAGACTACGAAGCTTTAGAAGACATGTTTGTATCAGATGGTTGGAAGTACTTTACAGAATCACTTGATGAGATAGAGAAGTCACTAACAACCTCAGCACCTGAAGGCGCTATAACTAATGACCAATGGCAACTAGCCCGTGGTCGTATCTTACAACTAAGGAGTATCCTTGGGTTCGAGAACTTAGTTAAGCTCAACCAACAGCAGCATGAGTCAGAAACATCGCACGCCACAGAGGGCACTGTTGATGTGGATCTTATTTGATTTTAAATGTGCTCAAGGGCACGTAGAAGAACAAATGGTAAAGTCTACCATGACTACAAGTAAGTGCAGTTGTGGCCTAGACAGTAAGAGAGTGATCTCTCCAGTGCGCTTTAAGCTAGATGGAACTGACCCGGGCTTCCCGGGAGCTTACGACAAATGGGGAAGAGATCACGAGAAAAGGGGCGGGGATAGTGAACAAACACTAGACGAAGCTCATTCAAAACCAATAGGATAAAGACATCCATAAGTCTCCTATTTAACCCTAACCGAAAGGCGGAAATTAATATGGCAACAGAAGTGGAACAAGAGTTAGAAGAAGTTAGTTTGTTTGATGACAACGACAAACCTAGAGAGGCCGTTGAGGAAGTAACCCCTGTAGAGGATAAGCCCTCCTTTGATATGCCCAAGAAGTTTGCAGGTAAGTCGGTGGAGGATGTAGTTGAATCTTACTTAAACTTAGAGAAAGCTCTAGGAAGTAAGGCCAACGAAGTAGGGGAGCTACGCAAGCTTACTGACCAAATCCTTTTGAACCAAGCCTCACAAGGTCAGCAACCTGCTGCCCAAGAGGATATTAATGAAGATGTAAGCTACGATTATTTCGATGATCCTAGTGCAGCTGTGGAAAAGGCGTTGAAGAACAACCCTAGGATGCAGGCTTTTGAGAAAGAGATTGAAACTAATGCAGTTAAGGTTTCCCGAGATGCCCTTAAGTTAAGGCATGATGACGCAGATGACGTTGTAGCTTCACCAGAGTTCCAGAAATGGGTAGGTGAGTCACCGGGCCGTTCACGTATGTTAAATGATGCGCACATCCACCGTGATGTAGATGTTGCAGCAGACCTCTTAGATATGTACAAGACGACTCGTAAGGCAGCAACTGAGAATGCTATTGAAGAACGGGATGCAATTGCTAAAGGTGATTTTAAAAAGGCAGCTGTAGAAAAGGGTGGTGTTCCCGTTAGCACCAAGAAGACTTATCGAAGGGCGGAGTTAATCCAACTTAAGATACGTGATCCACAACGGTACGAAGCGATGTCACCAGAAATACACAAAGCTTACGCCGAAGGTAGAGTTAAATAAAAACTATATAACATAGGAGTTATAATTATGGCATGGCCATCAGATGCGACAGGCGCACAAACCCTGACAACGAATGCAGTATTTATCCCAGAACTTTGGTCTGACGATGTAATCGCTGCATATAAAAAGAATCTTATCATCTCTAATTTGGTGACTAAGATTAATCATGTAGGTAAGAAAGGCGACACTATCCATATCCCTAAGCCGGGCCGTGGATCTGCGAGCGTTAAGGCTGCAACAGCAGTTGTTACCCTTGTTAGTGATACAGCGACAGAGATTACTTTGTCGATTGATAAGCACTACGAGTACTCTCGCTTGATCACTGACATTGCTGATGTCCAATCTATTTCCTCGTACCGTGGGTTCTATACCAACGATGCAGGTTATGCGTTGGCTACTCAGGTAGACAATGACCTCAGTGCTCAATGGGAAGCTCTACAAGGCGGTACACTAGGCGCTGGTTGGGCTAACGCAGTTATAGGTGGTGATGGTACAACTACATATAATGATGCCGCTAACACTAACACAGGTAATGGTACTACTCTGACAGACGCTGGTATTCGTAAGATGATCCAGACTATGGACGATGCTGACATTCCTCAGACTGATCGTAACTTGATCATACCCCCTGTGGAACGTAACACGCTTATGGGTATCCCTCGTTTCACTGAGGATGCATTCATAGGTGAAGCAGGTGCCACTATTCGTACAGGTATGATTGGTGACCTCTATGGCATTAAGGTGTTTGTAACATCTAATGCCCCTACAGAGACTGCTGATGACACTAGTACTGTCTATCGTATAGGTTGTCTCTTACACAAGGATGCTATTGCTCACGTTGAGCAGATGGGTGTTCGTTCACAGACTCAGTACAAGCAAGAGCACTTGGCTGATCTGTTCACTGCTGATACCATTTATGGTGTAGGTGAGATTCGTAACGACGCTGGTATTGCATTCGTAGTACCTGCCTAGTGGCGCACGGGGGCTGGGTAACTGGCCCCCACTTTTTACACAGAGGAACCTATGGCAACATATCTAAACATAATTAACCAAGTTCTCGTTAAGCTGCGTGAGCCTGAGGTAACTGCGCCTAGTGAGAATGATTACTCTGCTATGATTGGTGCCCTTGTCAATGAGACTAAAAGGGAAGTAGAGGATGCATGGAGGTGGACTTCACTGCGTCAGACTATTGCTATTGATACAGTAGATGGTACAAGCACTTACGCCATTACAGGGGCAGGTATGCGTTTCCGCTTACAAGATCCCCTTACCAGCATATACAATGCTACTAACAAACATTACTTGACTAAATCTAATGCTCAAGTGATTAAGAAGAACAAGCTAGAGAATACCTCTGAAGGTATACCTAGTGCTTATTACTTTGAGGGCTTTGATACAAGTGGAGACCCTAAAGTTGTACTACATAGAACACCTGACGGTGTCTACACTATTAACTATAATCTAGTTGTCCCTCAGGTAGATTTGTCCAGTGGTTCAGATACACTAGATACCCCCATTTGGCCCATAGTCTTAGGTACATATGCCAAGGCTATCGCTGAGAGGGGTGAGGACGACGGTAGAGCCCATGGTGAGGCTTTGAACAAGTATGGCTTTGCCTTGTCAGACTCCATTGCTATCGACGAGTCACTAACCTCTGACGAGGTTACATGGCATGTCTAAGAGACTTATACCCCTAACTATAGATGGGCCCGGAATGCTTGGGCTTAATACTCAACAAGCTGGTAATGTATTGCCTGTAGGTTGGGCTAGTAAGTTGATGAATGTTGCCTATGATAATGTAGGTAGAGTTGCTAGTCGTAAGGGTAGTAGGAGATTAACTGCCACCACTATCCCAGCGCCTGTGAAGTCTATACATGAATACATAGATAGGTCAGGGGCTAAGGTTAATATATTTGCATCTGACAATAAGATCTATAAGGAAGTGTCAGGTACTATTACAGACATAAGTGGTTCTATCACCACACCTACTGATGATCAATGGAAGTTTCAGAACTTCAATGGCCTATGTGTGGGTTACCAAGTAGACCACGACCCCATACTACTTGCGACAGTAGGTGGTACGTTCGTAGATGAGGACGGGACTATGCGTGCTGGCTCAACAGTTTTATCTGCATACGGTAGAACGTGGACAGTATTAAACAGTACTCTCTATTACTCAGACTTACTTATACATGACTATGCAGGTGGTAGTACAGGGAGCTTTGATCTCTCTAACTTCTGGCCTAATGGCATGGATGAAGCTGTAGCCCTTGCAGACTTTAACGGCTTCCTTATAGTCTTTGGTAAAGAGTCTATCATTGTGTATCAAAACGCTGATGATGTAACTAACATGGCTATCTATGAAGGTATGGACGGTATTGGTTGTGTCGCTAGAGACAGTGTACAGGCTGTAGGGAAGGACTTAGTGTTCTTATCCTCAACAGGTTTAAGGTCTCTTAGTAGATCTTTAGAGGCAGAGACAATGCCTTTAACAGACCTATCTGCACATGTGAGAGATAGTTTAATTCAGGCAGTTGCAGTAGAGTCTTCTGGCATTACTATTAAATCTATATACAATAGAGATGAAGGTTTCTATTGCCTATCACTCCCCGGTGTAGGAACTACTTATGTGTTTGATCTTAAGTTCCCTAACCAAGATGGGACATGGCGTGTATCTCAATGGGACTACGCTCCTACAGCTTTACACTACACTGAAGGTCTTCGTATGCTCATGGGCACAGGAGATTTCCTTACCGAATATAGAGATTACTTAGACAACAATGCAGTTAGTGGTACAGGTGGTACAACATATCAACTAGACTACGAGGGAGTATGGAATGACTTTGGTGAAGAAGTAGCTAACGCTGTTAAGATCCCAAAGAACGTAAGTGTATTAGGCTCAGGCACTTCAGGGAGCGATGTAACTTTTAAGTGGGCTATGGATTATATGAACACATACTACTCCCGTAGTTTATCTTTCAACTCCACTGTGCCTGCCCAATATGGAGTAGCTACTTACGGGGTGTCTGTATATGGTAGTTCAGGTGGCTTTGAAAGAAGTAGGTCACAACTCTCATCTACAGGGCAAGTGATGAAATCGGGAATTATTGTTACAATTAATAGCCACCCTTTTGCCCTTCAACGAATTGATGTCTTAGCTAAGCTAGGCAAACTAGGAATATAATATGAGTGATTATTCAAATACCTTTGGTGGTGCAGCTAAGGACACAGCTAATTCAACAGTGTTAGGGGCTGACCACGACACACAGTACGAAGCTATCGCTACCATGTCTGCTACTAAACTAGACACTACAGGGCTCAGGGCGGCAGTAGAAGCAGCGTCAGACTCTAACGTCTTTGATGATGCAGACCATACTAAGTTAAATGGTGCGGCTCCATTAGCGTCACCAGCTTTCACGGGTGACGTAAAACATAACACTACTGTTCTTGTAGAGGAAACGGTAATAGGTAGGGCGCTTATTGCTGACACAACCATAGGCACTTCAGAGGCAGTAGAGGACACTATTACAGTGGCTATTCCTGCGTACTGGAACAGTTGGGACGTTGATTTAAACGCTGCTGGGTGGTTCGATGAGACAGGTTCATCAGGCGGTGATACTCAACTTACTGTTAAAATACGAGAAGGCAGTACCACAGGTGGCACTCAGCTGTCACGCAGTATACAGACTATGGGAACGGGTGCCCCTGATGTGAATGAAGACTTTTCAATGTATGGCTTTCAAGAAGGCCTAACTAGCACAGGGAATGTTACTTATGTACTCACCTCTGTAGCAAATGTTGAATCAGGGAAATATAGTATTCGCGATACTAACTGGAATGTAACCGCTAGACGAGTGACTTAATATGGTTAAGTTAATTAATAAAGTACAGGAGATATAGACAATGGCAGAACGTACAGGGGCCGGCCCCGGTGGTGAGAGAGGTAACGCAGCAGCAGCTAGCGGCAACAGTAACGCGTCACGAGGTGGTGACGGGGGTACTACAACTAGGAACGCAAGTTTTAATGCTAACCCATTAAGCAATGGTTTCTTTAGCCCCAATGGCCCTTCAGTTAACAACGGTGGAGCAGGTGGCCCAACAGGTGGTGTTGCTGGATACGGGGGAGTTGGTGGCGGTGTGAGTGCTGTCCCTAACCCAAACGCAGCTAGTTCTTTCTCAGTTAATAACGGCTTGTTTAGTTCTAATTTTAATCAAGGTGATAACGGCCAGTACAATCTAACTAATGAGATAAGTGATCCAAGGGTACAAGGGATAAGTGATCAAGGTCTCACAGGTGCAGCTAAGTTCTTCAGTGAAGCGATGAACAGTCAGAACGCAGCTACAGCTGGTAGACTAGGTGGTGACTTCCTTAATCAAATAGGAAGCACAGACCCAATGGAAGTGGCTCAACGTCAGTTTGACATTATGAACCCACTCTTGAGAGAACAACAACAAGAAGACTTCCTTGGGTTAGAGAATCGTTTGTTCTCCCAAGGGCAGATGGGTAGTGGTGGCTTTGCCCCGGGTCAGCACAGTATGAATGCTATGTTTGATGCTAACAATGACAGCAGACAGAAGCTCTTATTTGATAGCTTGAACCAAGGGATGCAGACACAGAACCACGTAGCTAACATGGGTAGTTCATTGTCTCAGCTAGACCCACAACTACGTCAGCAATACCAGAACCTAGGGCAAGGTATGTTTAATGTACCTATGGGTATACAGCAGCAGATGCTTAATCAAGCTAACGTAGGTGGTAGCCTATCAGGTGCAGCTAACTCAGCTAACTTGAGTCAACAACAGATAGATGCATATCGTGATGCTAACAAAGAGTCAAGCCTAGGTAGTAACTTTGTAGATGGCATAGCTAAGACAGGTGTTGACTATCTTTCTAATAAACTATTTGGCCTGTAAGAGGTACTAATGACTAACAACGGTTTATTCGCGTCCCAAGGGGACGTACTAGCACAGGAGCAGATGAAGCGTAAGGGCACTGTGAACACGAGAGATGCCCTCAGGGGCTCCCTGTTTAACCTAGGAGGTGCTGTAGGTACAGCGGGTATCAATGCCTTCGGTGGTGACGGTAGGTCACAAGAGCAGGTGAGAGCTGAACAGGTAGAGAGTATCTTCCAACAAGTACAATTAGGTGACCCTCAGTCTATGATGCAAGGTGTTAATGCTTTCAGGGATGCTGGGTTTGCACAGGAAGCTATGTTGATGATGGGTAAGATACCTCAGGCAGCTAAGCCCGGAAAGGGCTCTGCTCAAGACATCCTTAACAAAGACACCGGGGAGATGGAGAAGTGGTGGACAGTGGATGGTAAACTGATTAGTAAGATGGGTACTGACAAAGCAGCACCTGCTGCACCCACTACACCTATACCTACAACCAAGGATACTTTTCAGAACATCTACGACCCTGAAACAGGACAAACAAATCTACATTATTTTCAAGATGGTAAAGACATGGGCCCACGTGGGCAAAAGAAACCGGACGCTGCTCCAGAAAAGAAAGTCAACCACATGACACTTTTTAACGAAAAGAGCAATAAGTTTGAAAGGTGGACGGTAGACAAGGATGGTTTCAAGGACAAGAAGGTCGGTGTTGTGAAGCCCGGTGATGTGGTTAAAGAAGCTGGTGTTGAGTACCAATATAAAGGGGCTGTTAGAACACTTGATGGTGTTGAGACATCGGGTAGGTTTAATAAAGATACTGGTAACCTTGAAATGAGTGTTGATGGTAAGTGGGAAGTTGCCCCCTCCGGCACAGTTACCTTAAACCTTAGACGAGATGAAACCCCTATTACCAGACAACCCACTAAACTAGGTATTGAGCAAGCCAAGAGGTTGATAGAAGGGGATGATATTCTGGGAGATGCTTTCAATGGTCTTAGTAGAAGTGACCAAGCAAACCTAGCTGTCCGTGTTGACTCTTTAGCAAAATCTCTTATGGAGCAGAATAGGGGTTTAGACTTAGTACCTGCACTAGACTTAGCACTAAAACGATTAAGATAGACAGCTCTTAAGGGGAGTTCCTTTTTGGGGTTTGATACTGGCAAGAAATTAAAGTCCTCTTCTGAGATACTTAAGCAAAATAAATCTGGATTTAGGATTCTAAACTAATGAAGACAGTTACCATAGAAGCACCTGATAAAAAGGAATACACTATAGAGATACCTGAGGGTGAGACTGCTCAGAGTGCTCTTGAGTGGTTCCAAGGTGAGTATGAGAGTGGTAACGTGTCTCCCGATCAAGCACCTGCACCTACTCCTGCACCTACTCCCTTACCTGCACCTAACCTAGATGTACCTAAGCTTGGTACACAAGGTGGGCCTGTGAGTTTTGAGGAACTACCTTTTAAAGATGTTAACTACACCAGCCCATCTCCCTTAACAGGTGAGGTTGGGCCAGCTCGTAGTTCTTTAGGTAAGCAACTAGAAACAGGCGGTGGCCCTAAGGCAGCTCGTGGTACTTTACAGGAGACTTTAGGCATACCTAACCCTACGCCTGCACCTGTAGCTCAGACCTCCCCAGAGGCCACACAGGAGCCCTCAGAGGCACCTTCAGGTGTGGATGAGTTTATGTTTGGCTTCGAGAGTGCTGACACTGATGTGAACAATGGTGCTCTCTGGTTAGAGAGTAGGTATCCTTTAGGTGAGGTATCTTTTGATACTAGCGGTGGGTTCTCCT